TTTGTACTTCTGCTGTCATCTCTGCTTTTGATGGTCTCTTAAATGATGGTATAAACATTTGAGTAGTAATTAATTTTCCTCTCCAGTTAAGTGCTATTGTATAAGTTTTGCCTCTCTCTTGAATACGAAGATATGACTCATAAGTAAATGTTTTACCTTTAACTTGAGTTTCTGCCTCTGGATTTCTACCTTGAGGTTTCATCTTTCCAAGTTTTATATTTCTTTTTGGTAATCCACCTTTACGAGTTCTTTTAAGTGTAGCCCCTCCACCACCTTTTGTTTGTGTAATTACTGCATCCTGATCATATTTTTTACCTAATGCTTTGACTGCCTTTTTAAATTTTCTCTTACCCATCTTACCAGAAGTCACAATATGACTTCTTTCTTTCACTTTCTTCTCTTCTCCAGTTTTTTCATCTTTTTCAAGATACTTTCCAGTTACTTTTGTTGCACCCTTTCCAAACTTTCCACGAATATCCTTATCTAATTGTTTTGCTCTTGCACGATTTTCTTTTGCAGATTTATCACCACGACTTCCAGAAAGGATAGCCATACCACCCTTATCTGCTTTACTTTTAATTCTCGAAAGACTGCTTTCTTGTATAAATTCTTTGAATGTTTTCATTCTTCTTCCTTTTCCACCTTATTATTTAGAACACCTTTCTTCAATAATTTTGAAAGTTCTGATGTTGATCCAACAAATAGTGCATTGTTTACAGTTTTTGGTGAACTATCATCTTCCTTTTTTAATGCTTTCATTTTGGTTTGAAGATCTATCAACTTATCAGTTGTATCCCCAACACTTTTAATTAATTGTCCTGCAACTTCATATGCTCTAGGATGATCACTTCCTTGTGCTACATCTAGAATACCATTTATTGCTTCTTGTCCTTTCTCAATTAAAGAATATAAATTACCTCTTGAATACTCATAGTCAAGAGTAGGATCATCTTTTTTCTCTATCTTTTTAATCTGATTCTTTTTTGGAACATCAATCGGTTCTATATCCAAAAATTCATCTATCTCTTCAAATTTACTCATACATCAACTCCTTTTGTTGGACTATAAGATCTGTAGTCTGGTAAATCAAATCTCTGTTCACTAAATCCAAAGTCATCACCAACCTCAACAAGTGCGTCATCAGCAGCGTTTACTGCATCAATTATATCACCGTTTATATGAGTATCTATAGTTGTTCCATCTTCACCACGATTGACAGTAATATTATTCCCATCAATTTCTTTAATAAACATTAGTTCATTACCAATAGCGATATAAGTATCCACAACCAAACTCTCAGTATTTTGTACTAAGAATTTTCTTTGAGTTTTTGTTATATCCTCTGCAAGTCTTGTGACTCCATCATCATTATAATCTTTAAGAGCTCTAGGTGTAGCAACATATCTTTTAAATCTTGATGCAGTTTTAGTGTTTGTACTTGTATGATAATCAACTTGAACTTTCTTAATTAATCCAGTTCCAGAATCAGATACAGGGCCGAATAGATATGTTTTTGCTGTAAATCCTAATGTATGAGTTATGACTCTTTTCTGATCGAATCCACTCTCATAATTATCATCAAAAGTTACACTATCTAAAATCATTGGTATATCTCTTTTTTCACCAATTGCTTTAACTAAATCTACAGTCAAATTGAATGATGGTTGAAAGTATGGTAATATTTGTTCTATAATCTGTAAAGAATCTTCGTTATATTGGGTCATTGCATATAACTTAAAACTCAAATTGTATGGAACAGGCATAAAAACTTTTCTTGCACTTTTAGATCCATCTTTTGTAAATGCTTTAAAAGTTTGCATTGTTGAAACTTTTCTTGCAGGATCATATGATATACCGTCCATTTCAAATGCTAGACGAGGTAGAGTTATTGCAACTCTCTTTCTTAAATCTGGTTTCTGCTCTAATCTTGCTAAAAACTTTTCTGTTGGGCCATAAGCAATTGGAACTCTCACAGTTGAAAATGCTCCACCTGCAGATGTTTGGTGTTTTATATCTATTTCGTTAAAAAGTGTGCCAAAGGATATAATAGTCCTTCTAATAATTTCGTGATAATAATAGGTTCCTAACATAACTTAAACAGGACTCATCCAAACTATTTAGAAATCACCGAATGGATTGTCTTCGGAAAAATCTATAATTGAATCTGCTTCGGACTCTACAAGTATGTTTTCATTAAAGTTGTCAAACTCATCCTGATCAGAAACACTTCTTACAATGTATTCAGAATCAGATCCCAAGAGTGTAGTTCCAATACCTACAACTGACTCACCAGGTGCAAATCCAACACCACCAACATTAGTAACTTTAAGTATCCTATCATCTCTATCCCAGTCAGCAACGACTGCTGTTGTTCCTGTTGAAACTCCTCTAACAAGTTCTTTAAACTGATAGTTACCAGTTGCTAGTCCAGCTCTTGCTGGTGGATCAATTGTGATAGTTGGAGTCAAAGTATACCCAATACCAGCAAAAGAATATCTAATTGAAGCGATTTCACCAAGAGTATTGACTATTGCTACTGCTTTTGCAGTTGATCCAATTCCAATATTTGTATCTAGTCCAACAGCATTTACAGATACATTTGGAATAATACCATAACTTGCACCTGCATTTGTTATGGTTGGTGATGATAATGTTCCCTCTGCTATGACCGCAGTTGCAGCAGCACCAGTTCCAAATGCATTTTGACTTCTAATTGTAACTGTTGGTGGGATTGTGTAAGCAAAACCAGGATTTGTTAATTCAATACGGTCTATTGACTGTCCATTTTGTCCTGGTCTACTCGTCATAATCGCAACAGCAGTTGCATTGATACCATCAGTTGGTGCAGATGTTATTCCAACCAAAGGTGGTAATGTATATCCAGTTCCATCATTAATCAAATCTATGAATACAACACCTTTTCCAACATTAGTATTTCCTGCATTTTTAGATAATTGCACTGTAGCTGTTGCAGTTGATGCAGCAATACTTACCATATTTAATCTGGTAGTATAACCAAATTCAATTGCTGCTCTATCTACTTCTTCAATTCCTGTATCAATATCCTCATCAAGTGCATAATCCATTACTTCACAACTTAAAGTATAGACATAAAGATCATTTAGTTGATAAAAAGGTTTTTTTCCCTCAACGTATTTGATTTCGAACATTGTATTATCAAGAGGAAAATAAATTAAATCCCCCTCTTCAGGTCTAGTGGCTAATTCTATTTCAGTATCAGAAGTTAAAAATGGACTGATAAAATCTTCATATCTCTCTTTAGATATGACAAATGTTGCTGCGTCAGTAGTTTGTACTCCAAATTTTTGTAAAATATCACCATTACCTTCAAATCCTTGATAACTTAAGAGATATGCCTCCATGCGATAAGCATCGTCAAAAGTAGAGGCTACAATCTCTTTCATGATTGTTTTTTTGTTTATAATTTTACGAGGAAGATAAACTATATCTTGCCCATAAATTTTTAACTGTTCATTAATTAGATCTTGTACTAATCTCTGTTCACCTTGTGATCCTTGTAGAAAATATGGAGAAAGTGGCATAATATCATCCTATAAAGTCAAGAGGTGGTAATTCGTATTCTGTCTTGAGTGTATTTTCTAATTCTTCTAATTCTCTAATTGCATCTTCATATATTTGTCTTCCATTCAATTGAACTCCACCAGGTAACATTACACCTTGAAACTTAATTAAGTTCATTCCCCATTGTTTTTTAATTAATGAAGTTGCATATTTTTTTAACCAAAAATCATTGTAAACTTTAGATGAATCATTAGGATCTAAAAGACGATAACCATCGATTACTATAAATGTATCATCATTCATCTGTTCAAAATCTATATCAAGATATAATCTTCCTCGCTTTCTATTGAATCTTATTTGAGTGTCTGGTGTGATAATACGACTTAAATCCTCCAAGTATGTCTTGGTCATCGTATAATTTAAAAGATCAAGTGCACCATAATAGTAAAGATCATTTAAAAATATTTGATATTTTATATTAAATAATCCACTGGATATAGTGTTATTATCCATTTTTAAGACTCTTTCTACACCTAATACATGATCTGGCAATTGTATAAAGTTTTGATTTTCTTCAAAAGTAGTTGTTGTGATACCAACCGTTGATCCAGCTGTTGTGGTGGTAATTCCAGTTCTTAATGTTTCTCTATTTTCTTTTGTAATTTTATGTTTCAATAACATTCTTTCAGAACCATCAAAATGACGATTTTGAAAATATTGAATTGCATCATCAATTAAATCCTCAATTTGATCTTCATCCACATTAATTTCCAACACAGGAAATCCAAGTCTTCGCAGACAATAGTCTATTAGTTCCTGTCTAGTGGATGGTTTACTCATTTCTTAATTCCTCTTTTGGATTTTTGCAATTCATCAAATTGTTCTTTTAAAAGCATATAATCTTTTGACATAGATTCCATTTTTGCCTCTAATAATATATTTTGATTAACTATTGTCGATAATTTTTTATGATAATGACTAATCAAAATGTTCACATCAACTTCACTGTTCATAGTATTAGAATTGTCCTCCGTCTATAGTTGTTGTCCATTTAGGTGTGCCACTGGCATCAGTTGTCAGTACAAAGTTTGAAGTAGTTATACCAGCAGTTGTACCAGCAGAAACTATTGATCTACCAGTGCTATCAGCATAAACAATACCATTACCAGCAGTAGCAAATTCACCAGGTTGGAAATATATTCCACGTATATCTAGGAAACCTTTTGTACCACTTATAACATTACCAGTATTAGTAGCTTCAGGAACATAAGTCCACATTCTACTATTATCAACTGCAAGTCTACTATCATCAAATCCAAAAAATCCAAGTTTATTATTTGCTATTCCAGTGCTTGTATTGTAATTAAAAGTAATACCACGATCAGTATTTGTATCAAATCCGTGAGTAATTGTCAGTTGAGTAGTAGATGTTATACCAGCAGTTGTTTGCCCGTCAATAAAAATTGATGATCCTGAAGAAGAGTGTATGGTTGTCGTACCTGCACCTGGTAACGAGGAACTACCACTTATTTGGTCTCCAGTATTAATACCAACAATTGAATCTAAAGTAATTTCAGAAGTTCCAGAACCAACAACTGCCATTACAGTTCTCTTACTCACAACATCACCAATATTCATTATTGGATCATTTAATGTTGTGTTTGTAGAGTTAACTGTGGTGGTTGTTCCATCAACCTGTAAACTACCTTTAATTATCACCATTCCATCACTATCTAAACCATCTGGAAATGGGTCAATGAATATTGTATTTCCACCACCAGATTTAGATCTAATTACATTAGAAGAAATACCAATATTATCAACAATGAATTCACCACCACCTGGAGGAGTAATTATTTCAACAGGAACTCCATTATACACCCAAGGTGCACCAGTTACTTGAACTTTATCTGTTCCATCTTCATCATATTCTATACTTGAATCCTCACTTGCACCAAAAGTCAATTTAGTATCATCATTAATAATGACTTGACCACCACCGTTAGTTACAAATTTTATATCTCCATCATTATTATTTGAATATATTGTATTTCCATCAATTGTAAGATTATCTACTGTCCATGTATCAACTCTTGGTAAAACTTGTGATGCATATGCTGGCCCAAATCCTGAAGAACTACCACCAGGATGTCCAGTGTAACTAACATCTAGAATTGGTATAAATCCATTACTTAAAGACGGATTGTGAATATTAGCACCATCTTTCACCGAACCTGGTGTATTTTGCATCATATCGGTGTAATATTTACCACCAATAACTATCGGATCTGGATCTGGATTTGTATTATCACCAACAAATAATCTTCCACCTAAATTACCTTGAGTTCCGCTTGAAACTGTGACCGCAAGTTCACCAAAGTTTATGGTTGCAGGTGCAGCAGTGCCAGTCGATCTTCTTACTCGTATTATGCTGGCCATTTAAAAACTTCCCCCGTTAATGTCTAAATTTTGTGTTGCTCCTGGTGTAAAATCCAAGGTTGCTTCGAATTTACTTGTTGCTGCGTTAAAAACTAATACCATTCCATTTTGTAAACCACCAGATATGTCAACATCTGATAGTCCAACTAAAGTATCACCTCCACCAGATATTGTGGATATAACTTTATTAGCGTTTCTTGAACCGACTCTGACTTTTATATTAGCCATATAGATTAACCTGTAGTAACTCCAGCAGTAACAATCGCACTTCCACTAACAATTCTTGTTTTTAAAGAACCATCATTTAATAACACATCATAACTATATCTACCTGCTTTTATGGCAGATGTTATTGAAGATCCCAACGAAATTTTCAATTGACCCTGAGTTCGGTTCGGAAAAGAAACTGAAAAAGAGGCCTTTTCTTTTAATGAAGCAGGATGTTTCTTTAGTTTTGAAGTGGCCGTAAAACCAGTCAAATCTAAAGGTGAATTTGCCGAAGTTTCTAAATTAAAAACTTGGTCAAAATCTGCACCAGCATCAATTACTATGTTACTAATATATGCTGCCATTATTTAACTAATTAGAATCTATCTTGGAATATTTATAAATCATTTATCCATAATATTTTTAAGGAGAGTTTTTATCTCGTTCATATCCTGTTTTAGAGAATCTAAATCACTACGCATAATATCAAATTTTCTTTTTTCCTCGTATTTTTTCTGGGAAACTTTTAAAAATTTATCAAATTCACCTTTATTTTGATTTATAATTGCATTAGATAACGTATCTCTAACTAAAGATACATCAGAATCAACCTTTAAATACTTTTCCATTAATCATCAATTTGGAATGACCTTAAAGCTATTGCTCTAAAGTTTTTAAGTCTAGGTGGTTTTGCTTGATTTGTAGATGTCATGACTACTTTAATCATAAATCCACTAAACTGTGCAGTATTTTCAACAGTAAATTTATATTCACTAAATGAATTCCTACCAACATTTGCATTTACATCCTTATCGGGCAACCCATTTCCATTAAATGGTATGTAATTTTGATTCTTATCATCACCATCCCCCCTAAACAACTTGTAAAATACTCTAAACTGACCTTCAGGTTCTCTATGTCCATCAAATTGTACGAAAATAGAATTTGAAATAAATTCTAAATTAATTTTTTTAGTTTCATAAATTGCTGTATTTGGATCTAATCCAGAAATTTTTGGTCTATTGTCTGTTTCAAAATCAACCACTTTATCATCAACTAAATTACTAATTGTGATTACATTTAAAGTATCTAAATCAACCACAGGAGATACATCTTCTTTTGTAGTTAAAAGTGTCAGTTCTAAACCAAAAGATTTTTCATTTCCTAATAAATCTTCTTCATTTATCTTTGATGCAATAATTCTTGGACTATCAAGATAATTTAATTGGTTGAGAGCTATGTTTTCATATCCCTCATCATTAAATGATGCCTCATTTCCACTTAAACTAGTTCCTGATGTTGTTTTTATTCTACCAGTTACATTAGTTCCAGTAGGTGTTATTGATGTAATTCTTGGATCAATCACTTCGAATGGAATATTTTGAGAAACATGAAGTTCACCACCACCACCAACTTTAGTTGCATCAAATGTTTTGCCTCCAGTTGCAACCTTTAAATGATAACTATCAAACGTTCTTTCTCTTGAATCAATATTGTGATCTGTATTTATTTTTCTCAATGAAAATCCATTAAATTCATATTTGTAAACTAGAGATGATGAAGTATGATTTGATTTTAAACTAGAATCAACAGATCTATCTGTAATTGTTAATTGATTATTTGTTATTGCATTATAAGAAATAACCTCTCTGTCAACTAATAGATAACCAGTATGTCCTGTTCCTACTGTAGTTCCTTCAAATGTAGTAAAGTCTGATCCACTTGTAAGATCTATTGTAGTTGTATCATCATCTATATTAGAAGTTAAAGAAGTTGGTTTTACATCTGGATGGAAATTGGATACTCTTACTCTATTAGTGCTTGAGTGCATTCCATGATTTCTATGATCAAATTTAAGTGTATACCCATCTCTTATTGGGTCTGAACTAATTCCAGTAACATTAGAGTTTCCAATCACAGTTTGAGTTCCATTGATTGCAACATGAGTTATATCCTGACTGTCTATAAAATTATTCTTAACATTATCAACCACAAGTAAATTAGTGTCAGTAGTATTTTGAACTATTACTCTTACTCCTGAACCATTAAATCCTACAGAATTCATAAGTAGTAAATCACCTACTTGATATCCAGTTCCACCATTTGTAATGGTAATACTATTATCTGATAGTGTATTAGATGCTATAGTTACAACTCCAACTGCTCCAGCTCCAAATCCACTTAAACTGGTAAATCCAATACCTGAAAATGTTCCATCTGTTAATCCTATTCCAGTATTTGCAACTACTTTAACGGTTCCCGATCCAGTTGTAGTTATTTTTCCACCAGAAGCAGTTACTTTACCAGTATTTGTTCCTTGTCTAACTTCGGATCCAGATTCAAAAGTTGTTGAATTTGATGCTATAGAAATGTTTAATCTCTTAGAATATCCTGTTACTGGATTTGTTTTTTTAATTTTTTGTAGAAGTAATTCACTATTAGGAAGAAGAACACTAGAAGGTGTATTAGTAACAAATTTTGCTTTATTCAATTTAAATTTAAGGTCTTCTAATTGGCTAGGATCCCATGTAGAACTGTTTTGTGATTTAAATAATGAACCAAGATATGGTTGTCTATTACTTACTGATTGAAGTATTAGATCTTCCTCACCCATTCTAGTAATGAATGTATTATATTTTTGTGTAGGTGCAATTAAAACTATACAATATTCATACCCACTCTGCAAATAAACTGGTGTTTTAAATTTAAAGTTTGTAGGAATACTACCATCATTTGATAACTTAACCTCTGATGAATCTATTTGTGTTTCACCAAAAGGTAATATTGTTGTTGTGGGAGTACCATCACGCATTGTTCTTAACTGCACGGTTACAGGAACAGTATCATCTTTAGTCTTGAAGAATAGTTCACCACTGGTAATAAAGATTCCATCTTGATACTTATCTCTTTCAACTAAGAATGATTGTGCTAGAGGATCATACCAACCAGTATCTGTAATATTCTCCACAGTTTCTTCTTCTTGTCTAGTGTCAGTAAATATTCTAGAAATAGGCTGATCGGATCCGACTTGTCTTCTTTCAACTTGAGGACTTCTAATTGATAAAGATTGTTCTTGAGTATTTGTTTGGTATCCACTAGCAAGATAATTTGCCTCTGCTGAACTTTCACCAGCGTCTAACTGACTTGCATTTGTAGGACTAGTAGTAATTCTAATCGTATTATTACCTGTAGAAAATAATGGATTGCCCTCTACTGTTGGATCTGGTATATGTAATGAAAAAATTAAATCACCTTTTTCATCACTCACTAAACTTAAATCACCAATAGTTGCTTCTGCATTTCCATTAATATCCACTAATTTCATATCTTTTTTAACCCATCCCAAATGATCTGGAGTTGTATGGAACGCTAACCCGCCAGTATCAACGTTTAAAATTGTACTAGTGCTAGAATATGCACTAGATAAAGATTCTCTGTTATATGGATTATTTGAATATATCTCACTAGCGTTGTTATATGGGCCGATTTTATGATTTGCAGATGCTACTCTAAATCTTATACTTGCAGTAGCAGATCCAGGTGGATTTGCACTATCAACTATATCGTTAACTGAAAATGAACCTCTGTTCATGGTTATTGGTAAGAGTTTAGGAACAGCGTACGCTGACATGTCAATGTTTTCCATGAAAACATAATACCTTGTATTTGGTTTTAATTTCCTACCAACAATTTCGATATTTCTAGATCTAACATTATATAAAACATCAACTCCTACTACTTTATTTCCTAAATCAATAACCTCATCATTAGGTGTTAATTGAAGATTAAATGTTTTTTCAATTCCAGTTTCTTCAAATGTTTGTGTGATTGTATTTAATAATTCTTGAGTATTTGTTGTTATATCTCTAACACCATTTCCAGTTAAATGTTCTACAGTTGTATTTTCAGATAAAACAGTAGTATCAGTTATTTCTTCACCTAATAATGTAGCACTATCACGACCATTCCAAGTCTGTTCATGTGAATTCCAAAAACTAGAGGCCATTCCACCATTTTCACGATCTTCTACTCCTAAAATTTCTGCAATAGCACTATATGCACTATCAATTTTGAAAATATCAGGTGCACCCAATGGAACCTCTTCAATCCAAAAATCAGATTCTGGATTTAATTCTATTGTTCCTGCGTAAAGAGCTATATGGAAAGGATTAAGATTTTCTGTTTTTGTTGCAAATGGTTGAGATAAAAATTCAACTTCTGTATGTTTTAAAACTAATGCAGGGCCATTTCTTGAAATATTACCATCAACAAAATCTTCTACCCATCTATAATCAGATGTAATTGGATTTGATAATGTTGTTTTTGTTTCATGCATTAAGGGAACATTTCTTTCAGTAGATCTTGGTCTACATTCACCTCTAGTAAGATCGATATCAAATTTAGATTCTCCTTTTAAATTATGTGTCCTATGATCTTTAAAATTATCTACAAAAAATCCAGATTTAAATTTATCTAATCCAGTGTTTGGATCTTTAATTGATAGATTTTTAGTATCTGTCTCAAGTAAAGATAAAGTAGTGTAATTTTCTAAGTTTTTAATTCTATTTTCAAGACTACCAATGTCTTTCATAGTATATCTTTTATGTTTTATTGTTTTTACAACAACTTCTCTATTAGCATTGCGAACATATGGTGGATATGAAATTGAAGCTACTTCAAATCCCTCTTCATTTGGTAGGGGTAATTTAGGTAATCTAGATGGTTTTCCTTCTTTAACACTAAATACACCATCTTTTGTTAAATAAAGTCTATCAACTCTACCTTGATAATATGAATAATCAACTACAATACTTTTTTTAGATACTATAATTTCAGATTGTGAATTTGCAAAAGATCTAGATCCGAAACTAAAAGGTGATTTATTATTTGCTGTAAATGGTTCTACTCTAGGTCTAAAATCAATAAAATCAGAAGCAAATCTATCAAATACAAATGGTATATCTTTACTATAGTTTAAAGTATTATAACTATTAACTGTTTCAATGGTTCCAGTACCTTCATTGTTTACTAAATGATCAAAAATAATTCTTAATTTACGACTAGGTTTTTCTGCATTTGCTTTTCTTACTATTCTAGAATAATCTGCAAATTCTAATTTTTGACCGTCATCGAGATTGAAATTTCTAAGTAAATTTCTATCACCAGGAAGAACACTAGTTAATTTTGCAAATATTCCAGATATTTTTAAAGATATATTTTCTCCGACCTCAAAAATATTTTGATTTTCGTAAACAAATGTAAGTTGAGATGGTGATAGTATAGAAACTACACGGGCAACAGCACCAGATCTTCCACCAATAAATTGTTCCCCAACTGTTACATTTCCAGTAAATGATGCGGTTGCATCAGTTACACTTATAGTTGGTAAATCTGGATCATTTACATCATTTGACTCTAAAATTGCTAAAACACGAGTAACTTCAGGAACATTTAATGATATTTCTTCATCCTGAACTCTTGTTCCATAAAATTCACTATGAGTTAAACCATCGTTTAAAGTAGTGCCTCCAGTTCCAGAAGCTTCAGATTCTGATTTGGATACGACTAAATTACTACATCTTGTGATTGATTTTTCTTTTGATGATAATTTACTTCTTTTAATAGCAGCAGTTAAAACTGCATCACCAGTTGTTTTTGATAAACCTTTTATTTCTATTGATTTTCCATTTGTTGCAACATTTACCATTGAATCACGAAGTGTCTCAACAAATCCAGAATCTGATGTTGTGTCAATTTCTAAAGTATAATTGGAAGTGGTAAATGGTTCGAAAAATAAATCATCAGTATTTAAACCTGTTACGTCTGATATATTAAATGTTACTTGACTATTTGAAAAGGCACTACTTGTAGCTATCTGTTTTCTTATAACACATGAACTATCTAAAACATTCATTGATGAAACAAATTTATCTGCTAATTTAATTCTAAATCCATTATCATCAGATGCATTTAATGTTGGAATTACAACAGAAACAGAAACAGGATTTAAGTTAGAAACAGCACCCTTACAAACTCCAGAAACATCTGCATTTAATTGGAGAGTAACTTCAGTTTTTTCGACATTTGTTACTGTATTAAATGTAGGATCTACATTTCCATTTTTTGCATAAGAAATAATATCACCTACTTTTAATTGACTTCTAAAATCAGCAACCTGTGCTGATTTCAATTTGCTACCACCAGTTATGTTGAAATCTACATTTTTATCAAACACTTGTTTTGTGCGATCTAAAACTGTATCTGCAGCAAAAGTTGTATTTCCAGTTCCAACACTGTTAATTTCACCAATATCACTATGAACAGATTTAATATCCTCAAAACTATTATCTATTATTGATTTTATATTATTCCCTTTCTCAGATCCATTAACTATCAATGGTTCATTTATTTGAAATTCACCAGTAACATCACGAAGAGTAACTTCACTTACGTTAGTTTTTGCTCCTAATGCAGCATATCCGACTGCTCCACTAAATTTTCCTTTTATATGAGCATCAACTCCATGTGTTATTGTACTTGCAAGTTCTAAAACCGTATACAGTTGAAAATCATAAAATTTTAAATCAAAAGTAGTTACACCTATTCCTGTTATTGATTTTTGAGAATAATCATAAACTCTTGCATTTCCTATAATTGTTGCTGAATTATGAGCACTTTTATCTGCATCTAACCTTCTATCTAATAGTTTTATCGGAGTTGCAGTAAATCCCACTGGTGGAGAACCAAGAATATTTGTAATCTCCATTGATTTTCCAATTCTTACTGGAACACTTACATTTTCCTCTAATTTAGTTGTTCTTGGTTTAAGAACATCTATAGATGACGATGATATTTTATCAACCTCATATCCCCTTATATACGCCTTTCCTGAAGAAACTTGGAGACTAATGATGTCATCTGAAGGTGTATTTCCATTTTGAGTTTGTTGTGTATCAAAATATATTCCCCTGTTACCTACTCTATCATTTAAGGACTCCCTTACATCTAATGAAAATGGTCTTATATAATAATCTCCAGATTCATCATATGTTCTTCTTGCTAACTCTCTTGCAAAAATATTATATTCCGTTTTAGTCACCATCTCTCGGACTATTCCATTTTCAACTCTTAAAAGTTCAACAAAATCCTTATCATCAATGTCATCTAAAGATTTTTTATGAAGGGTTGTTGAAATTTTTAATCTATCTGCTCCTGGTGCAGCTTCATTAGAAAATCCTAAAGCATTATCATATAAATCAGAATTAACTGAAGATGCAGATGTTTTCTCTTCTTTAATTAAAAATCCAACTCTGTAACTAGGAGAATTAGAATATTGATCTAAAATTACTGTAGATGCGATTGTTTTAACAAAAAATCCACGGATAAAATATACTCCTTCATTAACAGAAAAAGAAGAGGCAGTGGATGTTGAACTAGAAATAATACATCTAGCAAACTGACTATTAGCTGCTATACTAGTATTTAAAAAATTAATCCCTGAAAGAGTTATTAAATTTTCACCATCCTGAAACACTCTTGTAATCCCGTCAGATCCAGATTTTGAATATTTTACATATAATGTATCAAATCCATCTATTGACTCTGCTGCAGTCAATCTATTGACTACTGTGGCTTCAACACCAGATGTATCTCCTACAATTTTTATATTATTATCTGCTAAAATTTTTGTATAGTTATTAACTGGAATATTTAAGAAATTAGGATCTATTTTTACCGCAAAATATCTGTCATCATAGAAAGTTCCACCAGGAATAATCATTGAACCTTCTTTAAAGAAGTGTCTTCCAAATTTTTCAACTTGGTTTTGTAAAATTGATTGTAATGTTGTTAATTCTCTTGCTTGTACTGGAAAACCAGGTTTAAACAATACTTTATGATAATTTTTATTTTCATTAAAATCATCAAAGTATGGAGAAACGTTTAAATTAGTATTTTGTGGCATCTGATTAGAATTCTATTACTATTTTTACTTCTTCTTTTTGTGAAGATGTCCTTGTTACGGGTGCTCTATTATCAATATATATCACTTCTCCAGAATATTTTTTAATTTCAGGATTAGCGATTCCACTTACAAAATTATGACCTAAAGCCTCATCTCTTTGACCGACGGTAACAGATTCACCATTGAATGATGTATCAACGGTTAAATTATCTACAGTGTTATTAGCTTCAATGTGAGTTGCACCCGTTATTGAAGTAGTAACTCCTACAAAATTACGAAGTTCGTAACCATGCACGGATTGAGTTGAAAAACCAACAGGTTGATAATATCTCAAAACTCCAGTATTAGAATCCCAAGAAGCAACATATGCAACTGCTGTTCCAACACCTACAGTGGAATCACTTGAATATTGTGTTATCTTTGTGTTTGGTTTGTAGACAACCTTTGATAAAACAGTGCTTGAATTATCAGGAACTTTTAATTTTAATGCACCTAATGATGTTGCAGTCCTTTTATTTAGAACAGAAGTTCCACTTAAATCCAAAGGATCTTTGATTAATCCAACACGAGAAAAAGTATTTCCAATTATATAATCTGATTTATCATTAATATTGTTATCAAATTTAGAGTAAACCATGACTCTAAATCCACCCAATTCACGAAAAATATCAGCACCATGTCCACCTTTTGGTGGTATTATAACTTCAAATTGAGGTTCATCTGAACCAGTCCCCACAGTTAATTGTTTATTAGCACCATAGGATCCACCAAGAAATTGAACTGCACCATAGGTATAACCTTTTGAGTTGGTGTTTGTTAATTTAATTGTGTTAACCACTCCATTTTTAACCTCTACAGTTGCTAATCCATCGGATCCATCTCCAATTATCTTAACGTTCACTTCTCCATCAGTTCCATTAACATTCGCAGTTCCTCTTCTTTTAATTACTATTGTTTCTAACTTTCCATCTACAGCTGCATCTTTTATAACTTTATTTGAGACATCTCCCCATTTTTCAGGTAGTGGAATATATGTAGATGTAACAAATTTTACAATATCAGAGGGTGCTATAGTATAAAGATATTTCCACTGATAACCATCTCCCGATGCAGTATTATCTGCTGCTGGAACTGTTGTTGATGTATGTGTTGGTTCAAATTTAGAAACATTTCCTTCTTGATGTTCTGGATCTGATCCATTATTAATACATAGATATACCTTAAACTCAGACGTTAAGACATAAAAATTAGACCCATATAAACCAGAGGTGGCAGTTTGAGGAGTTCTATTAGTTGAACTGTAATTATTTCTATACATCTCATAGATGGTACCACTTTGCCAATTAATTCTTGGTATAACTCTCCTAACATCACTAGAAGTGACTTTTTTTAAAAAAAGCATACTGTCGTGATATCTGTTTTCCTGATCAAAATTATCAATAGGATTAGGGGGTTCTACCGCCCATCTAGAATCACCATAACCTATGTCATCAGTAATATTTGTTGGATTTGGATGTCCTAAAAATGTGTAATAGTTATTTTTTCCAGTAGTACCAATACCTACAAAACTATCTACAAAAGTTTCGGCATTTAATATACGATACTGATCAGTGATTATTGCGGGCATTGACCTTATGATTTTTGATTATTTATACCTGTTTAGTACAAGTTGTTTTTTTAAGTGGTATAACTTGTTTTTACTGCAGTGCTTCTTTTAATCTGAGCAGAGGTTTCTATACCAAGAATACCATTTTGATTGAAAAATTCAAATGATTTGGAATTTGCTCCTCTGTTTACACTTATAGCACCCCAACTATATTTTCCTGATCTAAAATGAGTTGTTAATCCGATTGTATTAATTCCAGAGATTGACTGAACATTTGAGAATACTCTTACAATAGAAGATCCAACACTTACAATATCTTCTGCAAAATAAACATTATCTAAATGACTAACACCAACACCAACTATTTCTGGCCCAGATGTAGTAGTTCTAATTCCAGTAACTCCATTTGTAGTGCTGCCTATGAAAGTGTCTTGAATTACAAAATAATCACCAGTAGTAATTCCAGTCTTGAGTAACTCATTATTCTGAACATTATTTACATCTACAGGGAAAATGGTTGAATCTGGTTTCAATTCAAAGAATAAAGCAGGGCCAGTAGTATTAATACCAACCAAACTTGTGCCAATACCAACCACATCACCGTAATCTCCAAAATAAGTTGGTTTTTTAATCTGTTCAACTTTTGGAGTTGATGATTCAATACCAACTATGGTAATATTATTTAAATCAACTCCTAATTTATCAACTTTTGAAAAAGCCCAAGTATCTCTTACATATATTTTGGAATCACTAGGAGTAATGGATTTAATAATACTAGTTGTAGGGATTATTTGTGGTTCTAAGTAATTTCTTTCCTTAGATATTCTTAAACCATCTATTGTTATATCTTCTGTTTGTTTTCTCCACATAGTTGGTCTTAAGAAAGTTGTATCGGTTGATATACCTACTCCAGAATAAGTTTGTGTCTCTACAGTGTCTGCAGAAATTAAAGCATAGATTACTCTATTATCCTGTTCAGAGATGCCACCAAATTTTTGTAGTCTCAACTCATCACCAGGTTTTATAGTCTCATCAACATCAATTTCTTTATAATCTTGAGTTGATCCACCATAGAAATACATTTTAAATTTACTTCCACGTTTTGGTGCTTCCCTAAATGTTATTCTTGTTCCACCATTAAAAATATAATCCTCACCAGGAGTTTGTAGTATATCATTAATGAACAGTAAAAGATTATTTTGTAATATTATTCCAGATCCCTCCTGTGCAACTATACTATAAAATTCTTTTTTATCAGTTGTTCTTGTAATTAAAAATGATTTTCTAAATCCATTAAACTGAACACTAAAATCATCAAGTTCTAATAACTGACCAAAACACCAACCTGCAAATTTATCTTGATATTTATTTTTAACTGTGATATTAAATGAACTTGTCGCTGCACCAACTTGGAATGGCATTACCGATGTAGATAATGTTAAATTATCACCAATCTCATAACCTATACCACGATTTGACATATCAAATGATAATATACTACCGCCAGTTCCAACAACAACATCTACTGATGCACCAGATCCACTTCCACCAGTTAATGGAATATTTTTATAAGGACTAGGTGGTGCCACAGTTATGAAATTTAATCCCGTAGATATACCTGTATTAGTATATCCACTTCCTACATTATTAATTGTAATAGATGTGACAACACCAGCAGTAACAAAAGCAGTAAATGCAGCACCAACTCCAGTTGTTGAATTAACTGAAACCAAAGGATTAGATAGATAACCAGCTCCTCCAGTTTCTATACCTACAGATTGTATAGTTCCAGAATTAGAAACAACCGCACTGAATATTGCCTTTCTTGGGAATTGGTAACCACTTCCTATTCCCACATCAAATTCATTAATAATACCACCTCTTGGTAAATCTTTGTTACCATTAGTTCCTGTAAAATCAATTGTTTGTCCCGTCCCAACTAAAGTATAATCAGCTAAATTAGCATCACCAACAAGACCAAGATGTGGTTTTTGGAAAATATTGTTAATTAAAACTGCACCAAAACTACTTGTTATACCAGTTGCATCAACTCCATTTGAGGTTAAATTAAATTTATCAGTTGACCCATCAAACCTATCAGATATATCATCTAATATTTTATTTGTATCGTATGATAATCTATAATATGCTCTTCCTAAGAATGATGAAAATGTAGTTACACCGACAGGATTAGTTTGACTTTCTGGATCAGAAACTCCTTTTGGCCCATATGGTGCTTCAGAAAAATATATTTTACCTTCATTAATTCTATAATCACCTTTAATTACTGTAACTGCTGCACCCACTGTATGTGCTGCAGCAACTGTTCCCATCTCCCCTCTACTAACACTTAAGGAATTTGTAGATCCAACACCAACTAAATTTACCTTTATAATTTCATTTTCAATTCTAAGTAAAGATTTACCTGCTATTTCAGAAACATCATTTAGGAAAATTGAAGTAGATGCTACTCCAACAGTGCTTGCCAATCCAACCAAGATAGCAGTTGTTATTCCTATGGGACTTTGAATTACGTTATCAATACTAATTAATGTTCTAATAGTTGCATCATCAGAAGGAACTGATAGGGTGTGGGTATTTCCAATTCCAGTAAGACCAGTAAATGCTACACCAGATTGAATACTAGCAAAACTAGCAGCAATTGCTACTTGAATATTATCATCATCTATTTTAATTGCAAATAAATTAGATGGTAATAGATTTGTAGCACCGACACCAATAGAACTTGTAACAGCGATACCTATTGAATTTTTTCCTATTTCTGGTTTGTATATTAATCTTTCACCTGTATTAAAATTGTGTCTAGGAATTTCTATTTGGTTTGTAGTGGTTGATATCCCAGAAATTTTTAATTCCCTGTGAAATAAACCATCACCATTGGTGAATACATTAAAACTAGTTGTTCCAATAACTCCTCCACCTGTAGAAGTCACAATTCCCGTGAACTGTGAACTGATATCATCTATTAATAATACTTTATTTGTAATTGATTCATTATAATCTGTTATTATCTTAGTATCAAAAGTAACTAATTTTGATAAATTTGGGTCAGTGGTGTTTTCACTTACTAAATCATAGTAAAATTTTTCATGAACAGATGCCTCTTCTTCAATATCTACATCAAATTCTAGTAGTGTGTCTGATTTTAATACATGAATAGCTTCGGAATGAACTCCTAAATTAGAGAAATTTTTAAATCCAGCAACATGATCTAAACTGTTAACAGCATCTTTCCAAGTATCATATGGTGTTGTTCCTTTAATTGAATAAGAAAATCTTTGATAATAATCATTATCATGTAAATTTTGAATACTTGAGTTTAACTTTCCAGTTTCTTTTTTCCAATTATTTTCAATTTTAGTTGAACTATCAACATTTAGATCAAAATCAAATTCAAATAAATTTTCTATAGTAGATTTATTATTACTTTGTGAACCAACAATTATGTCATTTTTAGAAAATTCACCAATAATATTGAATAATTTTAAAGACTCTGATTTTGAATTCCATCCTTTTTCAGCAACCACTCCAGATCCATCTTTTCCTAAAATTGTTATTGTCTCATCATCAAAGAAAGAAACTTTATTAAATGTAGGAGTAAAGGTAGCTAAATGATCTCTTTTGATAACTCTTCCAAAATTATTTTCTTCTTGATAAGTTCCTCCAGTTGATCCTATTCCACTTAAAGAGTATGTTATTTCTTCACCGTCACCTACAGTATTAACACCAACAACAGTAAAATAACGATAACCATAATCACTTGAATTAAATCCATCTCCTGTAGGTGATCCATCAGAATTTTTAAGTATTTTTACATTTTCTACGAATATTTCATCACCTTCTTTAAATGGAAATTCATTGCCCTGATTAAAAAATCCACTATCACCAGATCCTGTTTCTGGATTTGGTGCCTTTAATTCTAAAGTAACTAATCCATTACTATCAGTTTTACCACCCTTCACAATAATACCATTTGAATTATTGATTGGAACTGCTCTAACATCACCACTCAATCCAGTATCATTAGTTAATATATCCACATCAACCACAGCAGATCCCAATACTTTTGATCTTGCAATTATATTAGAATTACCAACTATTATTACATTTGGTGGAGTTGTATATTCAATTCCACCAAATTCAACTTCTATTGATTTTAGAGTAAAAACATTTTTTAAATCTAAAATTAAATTACCTTCAGCTTTTGGTTGCAAGTCTTTAGCAGGAGAAAATTCTATCCCTTGTACTATTGTTTGCGTACTATCAATTTGACCTATTTCATCCGACTCAATTGATAAAATAGCATTTTTACCTGTGGATGTTCCAATTGAAGTTAAAATTGGTAATGTAGATACACTAAATCCTTTATTTAAAATTTCTACTGAATGTATTCCACCAGTCTCTGTAATAGAATTTGTTGAATAAAATGCTGTTGAAAATCCTGTCAAATTGTAAAGTGTTGTCTCAGCAACACCTACTGGATTAAAATCAAAAGTGCTATTTCCAATTCCTGTAATTTTATGATTCGTATTAAATTTTGACTCTACTATCTTAATAGTAGAATGATTAGGAACATTTTCGTTAACAAAATTAAATAATGTTTTTGTGTAATTATTTGATTTTCCTAAAATTCTATAGTAAAACTGTTCAGGTAAAGAATCATTAACAGATATAGTAATTTTAGTTGTAGAGTTACCGTCCCCATTAATACCATTTTTAGAAATTAAATTAGTATCATATTTTGATTTAAAATTAAGATCATTGTAAAACTCTATATCATAATCTGTTAAACTAGCATCAGAAGTTAAAAATTCAACTGTATTATTTTTATATAAAATTAATTGGGGATTTATTTTTGAAATTTGATGATTGTCTCCACCAGTTGTTGCGATACCTATGTGATTAAATGGGAATGTGGATAAATCATATGAATTTTCTGCTAATCTAATAGTGTTTAATGAGTCTTTTATGACATGATAGACTCCATTATCCACTAAAGGATTAGCTGGTGTTGATGAATTGTATACGATAATATCACCAGTTTCAAAATCATGATTATTAATTGTGATTGTTGATAAATTTGCTCCAGTTTGAATTCCTGTTGATGTAAATGAAACAGGATTCACAACTAATTTTCTAAGACTTTCATTGTATCTAAAATCAAAAGTTTGAGATTTATTTGCTGTTATATTAAGTTTGAATTCATCACCAACAGTCAAATTATGTTGTTTTCCTGTGGTCGTTGCACTTGCAACAATAACTTTTCCATTTACTCTTCTTGCTTCACCAGTTACATTATCAAATAATAATTCCAATTTAGCGTTATCAGTTGAACCAGTTATAATTTGCTTAAAAAATACACTAGTTGTATTAAATCCTACCTTTTCTGTTGATAATCCAATAAAATCATTATTTAATTTAACACAGAATAATTTATCAAATAAACTTAAATTAAATGGGTTGGATAGATCTAAGTTACGAGATGCTAAAATTGTAGACCCTAAAGAAACAAGAGATAATTCATCACCATTCTTAAATTTATGATTTGGTAAAAATATTGCCTTTGGTGGAACTGATTTGAAAATTGTTCCCACACCTGAATTAGTTCCTACTCTTCCAACAATAACGTTAGTAAAACTAGTTCCAATTCCTACTGATTTTATAGCTTCAAAATATTGAACTTTTGGAAATTCTATATTTTTATTTTCTAATTTTTTATCAATTGTATACGTAAATTCTGTTTCTAATCTAGATACCACTGAACCTGAATCATGAGCAGTTGGAGTAGTTGAATTATGACCTCTTATTACTCTATGTTTATTGTTAACGTCATCATGATCGATAATTAACAATTCTTCTGTTCCAATTTTTACTATATCATTAACCTTAAATTTTCTACTAATAGTCGAATCAGAAAAAGTTACAAATGTTGAAATACCAGCAGGAGAATTTACTATAGATGTTGATATTGATGAAGTTACAGTAGATACACCAATAATTTTTACTCCTTCGATATTTTTATATTTTGTTGATGATATACCAGAAATACTAATTACATCTCCATCAAGCAATCCATGTGGAATAGTTGATAATCCAGTTACTTTTTCATCAAATATTGAAAATTTTAAATTATTAACTATAGTATTTGTAGTTCCAACTGATATTATAGATTTACCTAAAATTTGATTAACATTAGAAGATATGGTAGGATCATTAAAATTTAATTTATCATTTACTTTATAATCTTCTCCAGATTCATCAATTGATACTTTTGTTATATTAGAAGACTTTACACCATTTACTTTAATTAAAGCTTTAGAATCTATAGGATCTGATAGTAAAGGATAATTTCTGTGAACTTCATTTGATCCCAAATGTGTGACATTTCTTTTGTATAGTCCATTATTAATTGTGCTATCCAACTGATCATTTGATAAATTATAATTAAATTCATCTGTATGATTACGATGTTTAATAGTGACGTATGGAAAAGTTGGTTCAAAACTACTTTTATTCACAGTTGTAAAATATGCATATGTACCATTTGGATAATCTGGTGTTTTTGTAAATTTGCCATTAAACTCATCTAAATCACCAATTTGGTTATAAACATAATCATTAATAAAATAACCATTAGGATAACCTGTGGGTCTGAGGTTAGAATCATTTACTATAGAAATACTATAACTTGATTCAGCAAAAGTTAATCCCACACCAACTGGATCATTAGTTATTGGCCCATAAATTGGATTTCCGTCATAGGCCCATCCTAGTATCTTTGAATGATTGCTTGTATTATTATTATCACCAATGCTATTTCTTAACTCTGTTGAGGGATAAAAAGAACAAACTTTATTACCATTAACTGCTAGTTCAGAATTTATTTGTAGTAATTGATTATTATTATCTAAAAATGTTTTATATCTCTCCACAAAATTTATATTCCATTCATGAATTTTTGCTAAAGCTAATGCATCTTTTCCAGTTGGAGTTATCGTTATAAAGGTTTTATTTGGATCATATCCAAATCCTTGTTCGATAATCTGCACATTAGTTATTTTTCCTTCGGAAACAAAAGCCTTTAGTTTAGCAAATGATCCAGTAATTGTTCCTACTCCAACCACCTCTAAAATTGGAGGTGTGGTATATTCACTACCTTCATTAGAAATAATTACATTGCTTATTTTTCCATCTATAATTATTGGATTTAATTCAGCATCTTTACCAGTTAGGAAAGATATTTTTGGTTCTCTTTCGAAATTTATAATATCAGTTACGCCATAACCTACTCCACCATTTTTAATAAAAATATTATCTAAACCACCCTTTATGACAGCATCTGCAGTTGCTATATAATAATTTGGTATGACTGATGTTAAACCTATAGCAACATCATTACTAATATTAACTTTGATATCAGGATATTTGAATATATGTGTGCCAACTCCAACACTATTGAAATTACTAAATATTTTTCTATTATAATTAGTGCTTGTAATCTCTGATAGTGTTCCCGAATCACTTAACTTAAATTTGTCTTTATTAATAACAGTTACTTTGTAAACCTTAGATGTAGATAACCCAGAAATAACAGTTCCTGTACATTGATATACAATATTATCACCATTTTTAAAATTATGATTTTTAGCAAATATATAATCATTAAATGTGTTTATACCAACAAACGTCTTAAATAAATCCTTTTGATTTAAAGTAGGATATTGTTGTGATAAAATTTCTACTTTTTTGTTTGAATATAAAGATCCAGAATTAGTAATTACTATTCTATCAATTATTTTTCTTACATTTCTTGATTGAAAAGTATGTGTTCCTGAACCATTTTTAATAAAGAATATCGTGTTTATGCCTGCAATGGCATCGTTTTTATTTACAGTAAGTGAAAATGATGTATCAGATTTTTTAGAAATAAAATATGAAGTATCCGAAGATAATTTATCAGTATTAAAACCAACATTTGTATTTGTTTTAATACCTATTGGATCTCCAGTAGTAGTATATACAACTTCCTCACCATTTAAAAATCTATGTTCACCATTAAATGTATTTGCGGACAAACTGATATCGAAATCAGTAAAGAACTTACTGTGTGTAAATCCTTTCATTATAGCTTCACAACTAGCACCAGACCCATTTCCTCCAGATATTGTTACTGAAGGTGTTTTCGTGAAATTAAATCCTTTATTAGTTAATACTATTTCAGATAGATTTCCAGAAAAATTACCAAAAGAATCACATCCATTTCCAGAAGCATCAGTTATGAGTAGTTTTGGGGGATTTATAATATCATAACCCTCTCCAGAATTTAATACTTCAATTTCATCTAATTGTCCATAACTTATAGAATCTTTTGAAATTGGAGATTGATATTCTACTCCATTTAATGAAACACCTACTGAACCTACTATATTTTCATTTTGTGTGGATATAATTGGATTTTTGTAAATTCTTTTAAAATTATTTTGATTTTTTAATTCTTTTCTTTTGTATATGTCTGCAGGAGTAATTGTATGAACTACATCTTTAAAAATAGTATTGATTCCAGTTGTAGTATCATTTTTGCTACCAACATATCTAACTTCCTCAAGTAAATTTAAATATAAATTAGATCTCGTTGAAGATAATTTAATTTTATTAGAGTCAATAACATTAACAAAATAAAATCCAGTGTTAATACCAATTAATCCAGATCCCCTTGAATATATTAAATCTTTTCCTAGTTCAAGATAAACCTCCTCACCATTTAAAAAATTATGATTATCTATATTAAAAGTACCTTGATTAGTGCTAACTCCAATTGAGGAATTGAATTGTTTAGATCTATTAGTTGTATCAGTTTCAAAAGAGGGATAACCAGAAAAAGAAACATAAGTATTTTTATCTTTATCAACAAATGTATTTTGAATATTACCCATCAAATTAGTAATACCAAATCTACTGTCAATAAAAGTTACTTTTTTTCTTATTTGATAATCACCAAATGTATTTGGTGCACTTGTAATTTCTACACTAAATTGATTTGACTTACCTACACTTTTAACTTTTACATTTTCAGCTTTTATTGATCCATTTGATTTTAAAATAATATCTACAATATCACCTTTTTTAAGAAAATGGTCTACTTCAGTAGTAAAAGTCTCACTTCCGTCATGATTAAGTACATCAACATAAGATAGATTATTATAAAACCAAGTATTAAATTTACTATCATTGATAGAGACTTTTTCGCCTAAGTGTTTAACTCTTATTTTATCATCAATATCAAAATATTTTGTAGTATTAAAATTACTAGAAATTTGAGAGATTGATCCAGTAATTCTCATTGTACATATCTTACTCAAATCGTTATTTTCATACCCATAAACAAAATTACCATCAATAATTGGATCGGATTCTAATAATGTAGTTGTGATACCAACACACCCAAAAAATTGATTATTTGATTTTGATTTATATGTTGCTAATGTATAGATATTATCTGAATTTAAATAATAAAAATTACCATTATTTAAAAATCCAGATGTTGAATCTACTGTTGTGACCTCAGTGGTTGGTGAAGTTCCAACTACTTTTGTTTTTGTTGAAACTTTAAATTTGTTTGATATTGTACCTTTGGAAAAGGAAATCTTATAATATTTTTTATTTTTTAAATAAATTTCCTGAACATTTGATACAGCTCCACTTGCTGTTGGATTTACAAAAGAATCTTGATATATTTTTAATCCAATTAAGTTTATTGGATTTCCAGTCAAACTTTCTACAATAACATCATCAGTTACATCCCACTCTGCATCAGATGGCATGAAAGTTTGATTAAATGGTTTGATTATATCAACTTCTTCACCATATAAAACCTGAAATAAAATTTGTAGAGATGTATCTGTTCCCTTAGAACTATAAAAATCTCTTGCTCTCGATAAAATATTTTCTACATTTAATCCATATTTAAAATTTTTCCCTTCTAAACCAGGTAAAAAATGTTTTTTGAATTTTTTATAAAATTGTGTTACAAAAAGAAAACTTAAATTTGTGACTAATGAGTTAGAAACATGTGAATTTGCATTGGTTTCACTAAATGTTAAAAATTGAGGGTTGCCAGCAGTTTCAATCTCAGATATTCCACTAAATCCACGAACACATCCTGTAAATGTGAAACTTTCCCTTGTAAAAGAAAATGAACCTCTCACAGGATTCTGATCATTTATGACTGAAGTTGAAATTCCAGAAATGGGTCTATCAACTGTTATTGTATCAGTACCAATGCTTGAAACTCTTGTTGCAGGTATGATTGCGATGTTATTACCTTTTTCTCTATCTTCAACTGAATATAAACTTACAATGTCGTTAATTTTTATATTTGTAGTGCTTATTCCACTTATAGTTTTATCATATGCAAAATCAATCTCACCGTTAACTATTGCAATATTTGTTAAATTTTTCCTTTTTCCTGTGTAAGTAATAATTTCATCGTCAATTTTTAAAAGACCATATGCTTCAGGAAATCCTTCACCTCTATCTACAGTTATTTCATCATCATACGCATATATTAAAGATTGCAAAAGTACTGGTTTTTCAGGTGAAGTGCTATTTGGTGCAGGTGTTACTTGTTTTTCAATTAAAGATACGTCTGATACAGTTGATATCTTTTTAAAAGATGGGATATTATCAGATAAGTATGTTGCTCCATACTCACGCTCTTCAGATTCATAGTATTGCGTTAGAAATTCCTTAAAAAGTGGATTATCTGCTTGTATGAAATCTGGTATCTGACTACCAAGAATATTTGAAATTTTTACTTTTTTATCAGGCATCTTTTATCTTGTATATTTTTTATTACTAATAAAACTGGATGGTGGTATGTAATTTGTTCCAGAAATGTTGGAACCTGATACAAGAACATCCTCTAGTAAATTAAGTTTGCTATTTCCCTTAGTATCTAGCACAATATAAAGATTCTCTTTTGCGACAATATCATTAGATTCTGGAGTTACTTCTATTTCAATTTTTTCAGAAATAGAAGTAGATGTAATATTAATGGGGAATAAATTAATTTCACCTCTTTTATAATCTACAATTCCAGCATTATTATTAACAAAAGTAATCACATTACCATTGATATTAAAAAATTTAATTATTCCTGTTTGCTGATCGTCATTCGGAAAATCAGTTAGATGTATATCACCGTCTACTCCATCAATTTTGAAAGATGAAGAACGAATATTAAATCCTTCTAAATCAGCATGAAAAACATTCCCATAACATATTTCATATGTTGCAATTTGATTGTAAAGAGGTTTTAAATCTCTTCTCATCACTAAAGTTGTTATGTTAGATGTTATACCATCATCAACACGATCAATTTGTGATAATAGTTTACTGTATTTTAATCTACCCCCAAAAGAATTAATATCTGATGATCTGGCATAAGTTTCAATAGCATTCAGTATTCTAGATTGTAAATTTAATTTATCAGAAATAAAACCAGTATCAAATGAAACAGTTGAATCAAATTCAACATACAAGTATTTTAAATCAAGAAATTCTTGTTTAATCCCAGCTACTGTATATTTCTTTAAATCATTTTTAATTGAATCCTTAACTACTTCAGAGAGAACCTCACCATTTTTTGGTTTAACTGTAATGAATACTTTTCCAAATTCAGGTGGATCTAGTTCTTCTCCACCATAAGCACTTACCGAATCAATATTTGGATATAGAAAAGGTATTAAACTCTTATAATCATTAGGTGTAACTGCTCTATATTGAGACGCATAGACCCTTGGAGCAAGGTATTTTACGTTATCTATAGATTCTATCGAATCTCCATTTTCGGACTTCTGTATGGTCGTTATAATCGATATACCACTTGTTATAGATGCATCAGATCCACCTAAAATGTAAGTTAAATTACCTGAAAATGTAAAGTTAGAGGCATTATTTCCCTCTATCCCGTTTGTAACAATATAACTTACTCTAATTATAGCTCCATTTGCTGGTTTTCTTCCTAAAATATTATCACCAAACATAATTTGGTATCTTTCATCATCAATTTCTTGGAATAAAAACAATCTTGACTCAGAGTTAACATCAAAAATGTTTGTGTAAGCATTATATACTAAAGATGAACCACTTTCTTCAACTTCAACACGAATAGAAGAGGTATCAATGTTTGCATTTGGTAAAATAAACCTTTGATTTGTTTGAGAATCGTCTACTCTAAACGTTTTTGTTAGATAATTACCTTCATATATGGAAATATTTGAAAAATTTGCAATTCCTGAACTATTTGGAGTTACTGAAATATCATCTGGTATTGAAAAAACATAATTTCCACCTTCTATTGATCCTAAAGCAACTAAACCTTTATTTAACTTAACCACATTTGCTCTAGATGGTGCATTTACTGAAAAACTTATGTTTGCAACAGCAGATTTTTTAGATCTTGGTACATATCCAATATTTCTTGCTAAAGATATTACATTTTCACGTAAAGTTGCACTATCAATGAATGCCTCATTGACAGCCATATTCGTATTATACGAAGTTATGTAAGAATTATATGCTAAAGTATCAATTAAAATTGAAAAATTAGAACCTTCAAAGTCAAAATCAGAAAAATTTGAGTTTGATCTCAAATAATTTTTGATTTGAGCCCTTAAAGTATTAAAATCTAGGTTTGTAAACTGTGAAAATGTCATTATATCCTAGTCGGTTGAAGTAAAAATTCTATATTTTGTGTTGGAAATGGTAATCCTGTAATTTCATACTCAATTCTTATCTGTAATTCATGCGAATCAATTAAAGAATCAACTATTACACTAGTTAAATTTATCCTTGGTTCAAAATTTTTAAGTAAAACAGTGATTTCTCTTTCTAAAAATGATGCAATATCATTTAAATTCGTCTCAAACAAAGAATCTTCAATTGATGTACCTAATAAATCGTTAAAAAATCTCTCATTTATACGTGTTCGGCATAAATTAATCACCGACCTTTTAATTGCATCTTCATTTTTCAGCACAGTTACATCATTTGTAACAGGATGCCTTGTAAATGATAAACTTATGTCCTTAAATGCACGAGAAATTTGAACTGCCATTCATTTTGATATATTTTTCCTAATATATCTATAAGGGTTTTTAAGATATAGGTATATTTATTGATCCTCTTTTAAAAATTGAGGTTTTTCTTCCTCTTTTTCTTCAAAATAAGCTTCACCCTCGTATTCACTAATTAATTTTCGACCATTTTTAATAAATTCTTCATCTTTATCAACTTTGATTACCATTTTTTACTCCATAATGACTTATTTATACTAAATGAGGCAGATCGAGGAACCCCTATCATTACTAGCTAACCAACCAGTAGCAATATATTTTGCTTGATATGGTGGATTACCTCGATGTAAATGAGTAAAAGAACCAGGAAAAATTAATACTCTACCTACTTTTGGGTTTAGTTTTAGTTTTTGATATAAAAATTCTGTCTCACCACTTTCTTCTAAATTATTAAAATATACAGACCAAACTAACGTTCTATTTGCAGTGACAATATTATTTGATTCAGAGTGCCATCCATGATATCCCTCAGTAGGCATTGTTTTTTGTAACAAACAAGTAGTGCTATGAAAATTAAAATTTTTTAAAAAGGGAAACCAATCAAGATATTGTTGTAAACAAACTCTTACTGCACACATGATATGATTAGAAATTAAAGGATTAAATGCTCCAATATCTACTTGTGAGTCTACAACATAAGTATGAGTTCTATGACGAAGTTGAGTTGATTCATCAACAATTTTTATGATTTCATTGCAAAAATCATCATCTAAAACATTATCCCATACTCCTATAAAGTCTTTATTAAGGAAAAGCTTGGGTATATTAATTTTATAAGTCATAATAAATTTTTTTTTTTTTACATTATCCCAATTCTGGGTCATTTTTGCGTTCTTTAGCAGTTTTCCAGAAATAATTCTCTTCTGAACCTAATCCATCACGATCATGACCGTTTTCCACCTGATAATACACGGTTGATACCTTAAAATCGGGATTCTTAGGTGTCTCAGGAGTGATACTATTGTCATATATCCTCATTCTATTGTTTGGGTAGAGACAAAACTGTCCGTTATCTAATTCAATGATGTTATGTGACTTATGTTCAGCTGGTATCTCACTTGTAGAGTAGTCAATCGCATCTACATCAGCATGATAGTTGTCTAGAGTACACACATATGTGCCAGTTTGAGTGCCATAGTCACGAGTATAGACCTCATAGTGCATTGAACCGATAAACTGCTTCTGTACTGCCACTACACCGTAATCCATACAGTTCCAGAACTGTAGGTTATGTAGAGTCATATCTGGATCTGGTGTCACTGGACGAGATAAGAAAGCAGATATCGGTAACTTATCAAACATTGCTGCATATTCTGGTAGATATGTTTCAAAGTAGAAAGCACGACCAGGCATACTCTTTGCAGATACCCATACTCCCTTTTCAAACTCACCGTGACCACTCTTATGGTCTGTAAGGTATTCTTTTCTTACCCATACATCATATGCAGGTAGATTTGTAATTAATGTGCTCATTGCCAGATTCTGTCTTGTGGTGGATAATTGTATAGTATCTCTTCATCTTTATAGATGATTCGAGTTGAGATGTACTCGTCGTGTTTACCAATACGAACGTTTGGG